TCAAAAGCTTTCAATGCACATTTTTCAACTTCTCAGCCCAAATTATATTTGAACTTGTCGAGAATGTTACGAGATGGAGCAATATTGGACTACGGAATGTCAGATCAAGTTTTGTCTTCAAGATTGCAAATATTGGGTTTGGCAGAAGGAATGAATGGACCAAAGAATATACAAGCGGATGTTTCCAAACAAGATAGTTCACACACAGCCGCTTTTCTTTACGCCTTCATTCTGATCGCTCGTGATGCAGGGTTAGACGAAGACAGTCTATTATTCTATTTAGCATATTCTAGAAAATACCATTTCAGATCCAGGGGTGCAGATGCAACTCGTTCGTCGGTGTCTTACAATTTGGGATCTGGCGATCCGTTCACATTGATAAGAAATGACGTAATGGAAATGTGCGTGATAGCTTGTAGATTTTCAAACGCCAACACAATGTCAATAGTGGAAAAAGGAGACGACGTACACGGCAACATCTTTAATTTATCCCCTCACCCCTTAGCCAATTTGCCTTCTATAGCTCAAGTAAAATTAACAGTCGATTACGGTACTGTTGGTTATCATGCTGGGAGATTTCACAACGGCAAAAGATATTTGGTAGATCCAGTCAGAGCATTCTTAAAACATTTCACAAGACTTTCGGACTCAAACGTTTCAAATAACGTATTGTATTCAAGTTATATTTCAAGGGCAACTGATTATGATGACGAGGAAGTAGAATTTTTGGTTAACGCATGTCAAATCCACTATCCCTTCTATTCTTCAGCACAGATAACTGTAATGATTGACACAATGATTCAATTGAGAATCAGATCCACGTTCGATAAATTCTCAGTAATAAGACTGAAGGATCATATAATAACAGTGGATTCCAAATCAGATTGTGCATCAAATTGTGTTAGGGCTTTGAGACCAGGTAGACCTAACGGTTATTACAAACAATTCAGAGGCATGAAACAAGAAAATTTGATTGAATTATTGATGCGTGAGGGTATACCATGTCTAAGAATAGAAGGCAATTTGTTCGAAGAACCTGTCAACGTCATAATAATCTCAAAAACTCATGCCAAAGTCAACGTAAGATTAGCCGACAGGAGACCTTATGGGACCTTTAAAATTCGAACTAAAGACAATCATTTCAAATTGCAAAATGTCTGA